GGTACTCTCTCTTCCGGTAAAAATTTACGATAGGAATTTTCTCCCACTGTCCACCTAGCTTGTATTTTATCGCGCGCGTGTTTTATTAAATACAAGTGGACATAACTACAATAATTAATAATTAACTGGACAGCTGGACATTTGTATGGATCTTTCGGGGATGACTCACGCACAACTTGGTGCTCACTATAACGTGTCCACTAAAGCAATTCAACGCTGGAAAAAGAAGGGCGTTAATGTTTACGATGAGAACGAAGTTGCAAACCATTCTAGGAGTTCGACGGCAATATCCCATGATGTGTCCACATCATCTATACATGAACAGATAGCTAATGCCACAACTTATGATCAAGCCAGATTTATCAAGACTAAAGTTGAAGCCGCTAAAGCTCAACATATGCTTGAAGTTGCTGAAGGTCTTTACATAAAGAATACAGAAGTTAAAGAGGCCACTATTAGAATCTTATCTATTTTAAAAGCCGGTATGCAAAAGCTTGAGTCTGATTTACCGAATAAGCTTTATGGGTTAGATGCGGCTGATATACAAAAAGAGATAAGAGCGGCGACTAATACACTACTTACTCAATTTAGCGAAATAGCACAGGAAGAATTTAATTGAATCCAGTATATGAAGCCTTTACTGAAGTTATGCGCCCAGGCTCTGAGTTATCAATCGGTGAATGGTTTAGTGAACATGTTAAGGTTGTTGATTCTCCGCACGGTGCAAACTATGATATTAATCAAACTCCCTGGTTTAAGGAAATAGCTGAAGCTGTAGCCGACAACTCTAACGACGAAATTATAATAGTTGCCCCTGTTGGCTCAGGTAAGACAGCTTTTTTTGAGGCTCTTATCCATTGGATCACCGCGGAAGAACCTGGCTTTACTTTGGTGGCTATGCAGACAGAACAGGACGCCAAGGATCTTTGGGAGACTCGATTAAGTAAGGCGATGCAGCTTTGCCAGCCTATAAATAACCTATGGCCGAAAGACAGAAACGCTATTAGAAAGGGAGCTGTTATATTTCCTCACATGTCTCTATTAATGGGCGGCGCTAACCTATCACATTTACAATCTAAATCTTGTCGTTGGGTTATCGGTGATGAGGTATGGTTGTGGAAGTCGGGAATGATAGCTGAGGCCCGCGGTCGTACTCATGACCGGTGGAACGCAAGACTTATCTTTGTTAGTCAAGGAGGTGATGAAGGAACAGATTGGGATAAGGCATTTTTAGAAACTAATCAGTGTCATTATAGTTGGGAGTGTGAAGAGTGCGGAAAGTTCAATAAATGGAGTCACTCAAATATACGCTATGAAAAGATACGTGATGAAGATGACCAGTATGACTTTGAAGCCATAAAGAAAAGTGTTTATATGGAATGTCCTCACTGTGAAGCAAAGTATAAAGACGATGCTACAACGAGACGGAGACTATCAGTAAACAGTAAATACATAGCAGAGAACGAAAAAGCTTTAAAGGTTAATAAGGGATTTACATATACTGATTATGCCGTTTGGTGGAAGCCTTGGAGCAAGTTAGTATTGAGGTGGATTGAAGCAGCTGACGAAATGAAGCGCGGATATATAGACCCAATGAAGAAGCTAAAACAAAAGAGACTTGCGGAGTTTTGGAAAGATGATTTTGGTGATGTTAAAATTAAACTGATAGCGTCAGACTACAAGAAAACTGACTTTCTTTCCGGGGAATTGTGGGAGGGTGAAATGTATCGTGTTATTACTGTTGACGTCCAGCGTGATCATTATTGGGTTGTATTGCGAACCTGGAAGGCCGACGGGACAAGCCGACTAATCTATGAGGGGAAAGTATTAACTGATGAAGTTATTCGAGACATTCAGTTAATGTATAAGGTTCAAGATAAGTTTGTTTTTATGGATGCCCAATTTGATACAGGCCGGGTTTATGATTACTGTGTTAAATATGGCTGGACTGCTTTACATGGATCGGGTAACGATGGTTTTACGCATACAATAAAGCGCGGCTCGAAAAAGTTAAGGGTACGAAAATTCTACTCTAAATATGAAATGGCTCAAGCTCCTAATGGTGGCGCGGCCCCTTACATATTTTGGAGTAATGAAAAAATTAAAGATGCACTAATGATACTCAGAAGCGGTCAGGGTATGAGCTGGGAAGTGCCAGAAGATATGAGTGAAGATTACAAACATCAAATAGATTCAGAGGTAAAGCGGGAAGTTATAAACAAAGCTACAGGGCAAGTAACAAAAAGATATGTAAAGATTAAAAAAGACAATCACCTGTTAGATTGTGAGGCTATGCAAGTTGCAGTGTCAATGATGCTTAATATACTCAAGTCTCCTGAAGAGGAAGTTTTGTAAGTTGACAATTGCTAAAAATTAAAAACTAAGGTTAATTAAATGAGTCTTGGAATACATGACATACGGGCTATAATTCGAGCCTCACAAAGTGACGGCGGAGTCATTCAGGGGAAGTTAACGACAGAGCGAAACGCCTTAGTCCTTGATATTGTAGAGAACCCTGAAGCCGGTAAAGAGATTATAAGCGGTTCAGGTAATGGTGTTTCAATGAATGCGTCGGTCACCTATACAAAATCAGACCGTTTACAATTTTTAGATAGAGCTTTGTATTATGTTGAAAATGGTATATGGCCTTCTAGTACTTCATGGGCTAGGTTCGGTGGTGGCAATGGGGTGCAATTATGAGCAGCGGTTTAGTAGATCAATACGGTTACCCGGTATTTGTAGAAAGTAAATTTGCTAAAGCAGCGCAGCAGGGAGTTAATAAACCATTTGAGCGGCAATTCATTGGTGACATTGACGACCTTATACCATCCTATGACTGGAATACTTTACTTAGTGCTTCCCGGCGTTTATTTACCAATATGGGCATAGTTAAGAGTGCAACAATACAAAAAGCGAACTATAGTATCGGGCGTTCATGGAATCCCGTATTCAAGGGCAAAGATAAAGAGTGGGGCAAGTTGGCTGAAGATTGGCTACTTGAACAGTTCTATCCGGTGTCTGATGTTCGGGGATCTATGTTCGATTTCAAAACAGATTTATATATTGACTCAATTGCCATTGATCGTGATGGGGATTATTTTATATTACTTACTGAAAGTAAAGACGGCTTTCCACAAACTCAGAGAATACCAGCTCACAGAGTAGGCCAGCGTCAAATAGATGGGGCAGTAATTTCAGGACCATTTAAGAAGAAGGGTAACACAATAAAGAACGGTGTTATCTATAATGATGTTGGTCGGCCTATTGCTTATCGCGTTTTAGGTAAAGAAGAAAAAGACGATAGAGATATTTCAACGCGAAATCTAATCCATGTTTTCAACCCTAATTGGCACGAACAAGGCCGCGGATTAATGGCGGCTACTCATGCAATTGATAATCTTTTAAGTTCTGTTAAGTCTGAAGAATACGAACAGATGGCGCAACTAATGTTGTCAAGTATTGGACTAATTGAACATAATGAAATGGGTATGGCCGATGAAGGTGACCCCGCTAATTTCTTAAGGAATAATACCGATAATGTTGAAAGCGGTTTAACTACTCAAACCTTTTCTGGTGGTTCTGTAAGATACTTTAAGGCTAATTCAGGCAGTAAGCTTGAGACCATTAATGTTGACCGTCCGGGTAATGTTTGGGAGTCATACCAAGACAGAGTTGCTCGGCTATTTATTACTGGAATGAACTGGAGTTATAGCTTTGTATGGAAGTCAGCAGAGTTGACCGGTACAAGCCAGCGGGCAGAGATTGAGAAAGTTAGGAGGTCTATAGATGATCGTCAGGCTTTACTTGAACCACCTGCAAGGCGTGTTGTCGGTTATGCAATCGCTAAAGCTCAAAAGCTGGGAATACTACCACCTAATGATGAATGGTGGAAGTGGGGATTTACTTTACCGCCTAAGGTTTCTATTGATCCGGGCAAAGATTCTGTTGCTAATCTTAATGAATGGCGAGCAGGAATTAAAAACGTTTCAACTATTCTTTCTGAGCAAGGTATACAATACGAGGATCATATTCGACAGCGAGCGAATGAAATAGCCGTAAGAAAGAAGATTCAGGAAGAGACAGAAGAAAGAACCGGAATGCAAATAGATGACCGTGAAATGGCTATGTATACACCTAATGAGATGGCAGAGCCTAAAGAAGATGACCAAGAAGAATCACAACCAACACAGGAAGATAATTAAATGTACCCCATTATAATGCAGAAAGTATTTTCTGAGCCTTGGCTAATTATACCACAGGCTCATGAGGCAATACAGCAATCTTTACTAAGCCATATTGCAGCAGCGCCTCAAGTAATGGATAGCTTAGGCAACTCTGGCGAAGGTCACACAGTACAGGCCGGCTCTAATATTGCTTATGTCCAATTATATGGTGTTGTTGGTAAACACTTGTCAGGTTTAGAAATGGCTTGTGGTGGCTGTAGCTTGGATAAAGTAGCGGCAGAGTTGCAAGCGGCGGCTGATGATCCTTCAATAGATAAGATCATTCTGGACGTTGACTCACCGGGCGGAACTATTACAGGAGTGCCGGAGTTAGCTCACTTAATAAGAGAGATTAAAGCAAGTAAAGAAATATTTGCATTTACAGAAAGAATGATGGGTTCGGCAGCTATGTGGATTGCTTCGGCTTGCTCTGGTATCTTATCAACTCCATCGGCTAAGGTTGGCAGTATTGGCGCTTATCTGGCTATGGTTGATAACTCCGCCAAGATGGAGAAAGACGGGCAAAAGCTTTTATTATTTGAAGCAGGAGCGCATAAGGCTATAGGGCTTAGACCACCGACGGCTGAAGAATCTAAGATGATGCAAGACAGAGTAGAGGCCATTCACGAAGACTTTAAGGCAAGTATTCTTATAGAGCGTCCAAGCGTCCAAGACAGTACTATGGAAGGACTTGTTTACTCTGGTATAGAAGCTGAAGGTTTAGGCTTAGTTGATGCTGTAGTAATGAGTTTTGATGAAGCACTAAAGGCTATTAGTTGACAATTTTAAAATAATGAATAAACATAAAACATAAAAAAGGAATTAAATATGTTTTTTAGCAACAAAGATCTTAAGGTTAAGATCGCCTCTCTCGAAGAGGAAAACAAAGAGTTGAAAGCTCAGGCTGGTTCGCTTGAATCGCTCCAGAGTGACAATGATCGGTTATCTGAAGAATTAGCCACAGCTAGCAGCGCTCTTGAAGTTGCTAATGCTAAAATTTCAGATCTAGAAAAGGTATCTAGTGAAGCGGCTGACGTGAAAGCTAAAGCTGAAAAGGTAATTGAAGAGCAACCAGCGAAAGTAGCTGCCGCGGCTTCAGCCACTGTTGCTTCTCTTGGAGTTGATCCAGTTTCTGAAGTTGCCAACGCTGATAGTGTTGAAGGTGTTCAGGTTGATGAATACGCGTCTTTAGCTAAACAACTTGAGTCTTGTGAATCAGCTTCAGAGCGCGGAAAGATAGCGCAAAAGATGTTACAGATTTTTGAAAATAAATAATAATATTTAAAAGGATTAAATAAAATGGCACTAACATTAAACGTACCCGTCTTAATCGCTAAGACACTAGAAGCATACAAACAGAAAGTTCCTATGCTTGGAGCTATAAGTACAGACTGCAACGACCAAGCAAGCCGTAAAGGTCAGCAGGTAATTGCAAATATTGCTAAGGTTCCAACTGTTGCCGACTTTAACGCTACTCAAGCAACTAATGCACAAGATGCTAAGACCTTGCTTGAAGATATTCCAGTGACTCTTAACCGCCACCGTGAAAGTGTTATCAAGTGGATTCAGGACGACGTCGAAAAATCTCAGATTGAGTTACTTAAAGCTATGACCGAGTTAGGCTATGCTATCTCGAAAGATGTTACAGATTACATACTTTCTCAGGCTTTAGCGACTAACTTTAGTACATCAGTAACTCAAGCAACGCCAGACCGTGCAACTCTTAGAGAAATTACCTCAGCCATGAATGCTAATGGTGCTGGTGATGTTCGTTATGGTATTGTGAACAGTGATGTTTATGATGATTTAGATAATGATCCTGAAATCACTTCAAGTGACTTCTCTGGTCAGTTACAAGGCGCTAATCCTTGGGGTACTCTCGCGAATATCTCAGGCTTTACAAATATCTGGGAATACCCGGACACTCCAGCCAATGGCGAAAACATGACCGGTGTTTTCTTTGATCCGACGGCTTTTGTTTTGTCTTCTCGTCCTATGGTTCTAAATCAAAACATGGCTTCAGCTCTTGGTATTCCTCTCCAGTCTAAAGTTGATGTTGTTTCAGATCCTACTACCGGCATGACTTTCACCGCTTTCACTTGGCAGAGTAATACTAGCTTTGATATCTATACAAAGCTTGTTGTTCTCTATGGTGTTTCAGCTGGTAAAGCTACAGGCAGTGCTGGTGACCTTACTGACTTCGGCGGATGTCTTCTTAAAAGCGTTTAAGGAGTAGGTTATGAATCGTCATATTATAATTGGATTCAAGAAAGGAGCTTCTTTTAAAAGTGATCTAGGTGATGTTATTGGCATTGCCGAGAATCTTAAAGAAGCTAAAGCCCAAGCGGCCAAAGCCATAAAGGCCAAAGATTCTAAAGTTGAGTATTGTACAATAGTTAACGGAAAGAAGCCTTGCGCTAAAGTTGGCAATAGATCTAATGTTAAATCATCCGTTAAGGTTGTCGGCATTGAGGTCATGAAAGCTGAACAGACTAAAGCTAAAGTGGCTGAAGCTAAAAAGAAATAAGAGCCAACCTCCTTTGGTTAGTTTGAGCCCTTTTAAGTTAATTCTTAGAAGGGCTTTTTTTATAAGGTGAATATTATGAATATGTTAAATGACTTTTTAAGCGCTGGATTAACAGAGGTTATGCCAATTATAGGCAATGACAAAACCTTGACTTATGAAGGGGATGACATTCAGGGCGTTTTTAATGAGAAACAACTTGGTAGTGAATTAGACTTTGCCGGCAAGCTTGTCACTCATGAAACGAGCTTTTTAGTACCTCAGAATCTAATAGATGCAGCTGGTATTACATTTAGTAAAGATAATCAATGTACTGTAGATGGACGAACTTGGAAGATTGCAAGGATTATAGATGGTCCAGTTTCAACTACTCTAATGTTAGAGGACCCCAATGCCACAAAAGTACCACTCTAAAATAAATATAAATGACCTTGAATTGTCTAAAGAGTTTAGGCAGTTTGATAGGGGAATCCAGCGACTAATAAAAGAGACTGAAAAGGATTCTAAAGAGGTTTTGATTTCTCAGGCTCGCTTGTTTTGTGTTGATTTGGTACATGTTACACAGCCGTGGGGAAGGGGTAAGAAAGCCCAAAGATTAGGGCAAGGGGCGGTCAGTAGAGATATAAACAAAGTTTACTTGACTGAAAGCGATTTGTATGGATTGATTAAGCAGCACAGCATAGACCAGGCGAAAGCATTTTATTACAATGTCAAGAATGGTAATTTTGATGAGGCTGACAAGATAGCTAGAACTGTAAATATAGACATAAGTCATTTTGACGGAGGGAGAAAACACAGAAATTCAAGAAATAATAGAGGGAGAGTATCGCCTGGTGTTCGTGGAACTTTCTCACCTAAAAAAGATTTAGATAAATATACCAATGAAGTTAAAAACCGTGTTGGCTTTGCCAAATCTGGTTGGTCAGATTGTGCTAAAGAGCTTGGAGGTACAAGAGGTATACCGGCATGGATTAAAAACCAAGGTGGTGATATGGGACAAGTTAAGAAGAAATTTGTAGGTAGTTCGCTTGAAATAATACTAATTAACAAGGTTAAGTATATCGGTAAGCTTGTTGACAATTACCATATTAAAAAGGCGGCTGGCTCAAGAGCCAGAGCAATAGAGCGCCTAATTAAAAAGGTTGTAGAGATTAACGCTAAGAAGAGTTTGGAATAATGCCGACAGCGACACCACTAAAGAAGAGAATAGAGGACTTAATTGAAACTGTTATACAAGCACAGTTTACAAATGATTCTTTGACTTGTGCGACTTTAAAGGGACATGATCAAGGAGATAAGCCAGCTTTACCTTACTTGTTAATAGTTTGTGAATCTGTGCCGAATAATCCAGAGTTTCCAACTACAGCCGGCGTTAAGTCTGCTAATGTTATTCTTTCCATGGTCTCTAATGTTAATGAAGATACGGAAAGTGTCATTGACGCTTGTTTACAGTCGTCTAATTGCGCCATGGAAGACACGTCGGCAATGCAAACAGAAGCGGCGGCAAATTATCCAGATGTATTTATTCATGAGTTCGAGTTTAGTGATTCAAACACAGATAGAGATCAAGAGAATTTTCAATACGATTTTAATATCTATACAGGTGTTTTGGAATATATAGACGTTCCATAATTAGTTGACAATCTAAAAATAATAAAAAATAAGGTAATATTATGGCAGCACAGACATTCGGTACAGCACATTTATTTGGAGTAGCGGGAACAATCGGAGACGCTACAGTTATGAGCTTTTCAGACGGCGCTAGTTTTGCACTTGCAGACGAAACAAAAAACGAAAGTGGCGTGACTATTGAAAGACATTATAATGACCGGCAAAATGACGTATCAATTAGCATCAAAATGCAATCAGCATATACTAAACCTGCCCAAGGTGATACGCTTACGTATAATGGTGTTACTTATGAGATTGTAAGCACTTCAGAGTCGCAAGAAAATCAAGGTTTTAGAGTATTCGAGCTGACTATGAAGAAATCAGAAGGGATAACATACCCTTAATAGGTGGATTAATGGAAACCTTTTACCAGTCTTTTTTGCCGCCTGTTGTATCGATATGCGGGTATAAATTAAATGAATTTAGTTATAATCATTTAACTATATTGAGAGCGATTAAAAGCCCCTTTACTGATGCTGGTGAAAGGGGACTTGCTACTTCAGCTGATTTAATTATTGCCTTAAAGGTTTGTTCTGGAAAATATCCTGATAAAGATTTTACCTTTACAAGGAAAGATAGATTAAGAGCTTTTATATTAGGCCGTCAAAGAGCCAGGCTAATAACTGAGTGCATTAATTTTAGCGCTTATATATCTTGCCACCAGCAGGGCCCAGAATTTTGGGAGTTTAAAGATAAGGGTTGGACTCCTGCAAGTTCTCCAGATGAATTGTCCACTGTTGCATTGTTAATTAAAAACAATATAGAGCATGGTGAGGCGTGGAATATGTCTATAGGTTATGCAAATTGGTTAAGCGCGGTCATTTTAGAGCAGGCCGGGAACCCACGGGTTTTTGTTAATGATGACAATGATGACACGATAAATTTAAACTCATTACCTGAAGAAGAAGTAGTAAATATTGCAAAAGAAAACTTGCCACCAGATAGATTTAAACAATGGCTTAAAGCCAGAAAAGAAAGGGGCGCGTAATGGCCTTTAAAGTACCATTTGGGATAGATAGCAGCAAGTTTAAAGCTGGCTTAAAAGATATGCGGGCAGGCGTAAAAGAGTTTGGCAAAAAGGTTGAGGGGGATTTAACATCAGGTAATAGAGGCTTTTTGAAGGCGGCTGGCAATATTGGTTTAGTCACAGCTGCTTTAACTGGTGCAATTGGCGCGGTTGGCTTACTGGCAAGACGCGGTATAGCTATGGGTAATAACATAAGTAATCAAGCAGCTGAGGCAAAAACAAGCGTTGAAGGGTTACAAGTTGCATTAAATCTTGGTGAAGATGCAGGCGCACAGAGCGAACAGGTTGTTGCAGCTCTAAAGAATATCAATACTAGAGCGGTAGATGCGGCGAACGGAGCTAAACAATATCAAGAAGCTTTGGCCCGGTTAAATATAGACTCTCAAAAGTTTAAAGATTTAGCGAGTGAACGAAAGCTTGAAGCGGTCGCTAAGGGCTTTGTAAATGCTGAAGATGAAGCACAAGCTTATAGAGATATATTAACCTTGCTTGGTGAAGATGCAGGCCCGAAACTTATTAAAGTTCTAGAGGAACTTGGGGCATCTGGATTCGACACGCTTAACGCTAAAATGAAGGAGTCAGGCCGAATAATCGAAAAAGACGTTATAGAACAGATTGACGAAGCGGCCAAAGCTTTTAATAAACTTCAAAAATTTATTGATACTCAGTCAGCAAAAGGCGCTGGCAATCTTGCGTCTTTGCTTGGCTTTGGAACAAAAAGAGATAAAGAGCTATTAACAGCAGAGTTAGCCGATATGATGACATTTGGAATCGCTGACTTTACAGGGATAGTTTTAGAAAAAGTAGGAAAACAAGAAGATTTAAGGGTAAAAACAGAGGTCGAGAATAGAAAGAGCGAAGCTAGAATAGCGGAAATAGATAAAGAAATAGCAAGGTTGGAATCTCTTTCACCCGAGAATAAAGCGAAGCGTGAAAAAATACAGAAAGATAAAGCGTTCAATGAAGGAATATTTGGTAAGTTTATAAAACCTCAAAAAGAAAAAGGCTTTCAGGGTGTGCCTGTGTCTTCTCTTCAATCTATCGGCGGTGGCGGGGCTGTTGGTGGTGTTAATAGGGTTGTTGGTATGGATATAAAAAGAAACACTTTACTTGAACAGATTGTTAAAAATACCTCTGAAAATAATGACGGTGCGGGGGATTCTACCGGCGCAAGGTTAGGATAAATTATGGCTAAAGTTACACATGGATCAAAAACAAATACTTTACAGCTCCAACCTGGATGGACTTTGGTTAATCACTTTGATCAAACAATTACGGGCACGGGCGTTTTTAAAGTTGATAAAGATAAGGCTTTCACTAATCCACCAAGAATAGGCGACCCACACCCATTTAATGGCGATGTAAGAGTTATTAATTTCTCTCTATCTGGTGGGGCCTTACAATATGAGTATTCAGTACAGTATTTCGGGCTTCAGGCTTCCCCGACAAAATCAATATATAGTTACTATACCTCTCTATCCGAGGAGCCGATAGAAACACATCCAGATTTTAAAACCTTTGGCGGTACGGCTGACGCACCAGGACCGGGGGCCGTTTTTGACTCTGTGACTAAATTATTTGAAGGCTTTAATGATCTGGCTCCACAAGATTTAATAGGTGGGCGCGGTTATTTGACTGGTCAAGGATCTATTAGGCGCACATTTTATACTACTAGTGTCTTTACTGGCATGGAAGATATAACGACCACAAGAGAGCTAAAAGAAGGCGTTGTCCCTGGTGTGTCTGAAGCTCAGAATGTACTAAAGACAAATTGGTCTAGTGAATTAATAGGTAATAACTTTTACAGAGTTACAGAAGAATATCTATTAAGTGGTAGTGCTGGATGGAGTGAAACAATATACGAGAGTTCCGGAAATGTCGAGTAATAACCCTTATAGGACAGACCCTTTTAAAAGAAATGATCGTTTAACGGCGGCACATCTAGAGACTTTAAGAGATGGTACAAGTTCGAATATACAGCTAAGGAACCCGGATAACTTTGTCAAAAGATACCCTAACGGTCATATATTGACTAGTAAAAAAAAGTCTAAAGGCGGTGCACAGAGACCGTATATAATCATTACAACAGCGACTGACGAAAATAATTATATAGGTGATGTCATAAAACCTACTGACGCGACGGTGATAAAGAGCGGCGTAACTATTAAGGCTTTACAGCCTAGCGGTGGCGGGGCTTTGCCAATTGGTACAGAGTTTTTTGCTGATTTTGCTGATGATGTTTATTACATACAGCCAGCCGTATTTTACGGGACGTAGTTAAATGGCAGATACAAAATGGTTGGACCCTGAAAACTGGACTCTTGCAGATTGGGAAGATGATACTTTAACCGTTATAGTAAGTGCTTTATGGGATACCCTGAAGGGCGCTTCTGACGAAAGACAGGCTTTTATTGAACAAGAGTTTTCAGCCAGTTTTAATACTGACAATGAATTCCCTGACTTTAACCAGCTTATGAGCATATTTTTATCTGGTGGGGCAGTTACTCCCAATGATTCGGACAGGATTGAAAACGCTTTAAATAATACAAGCGGAACTTATTTTGATTTTGTAAAAACAGATACACTAGCCGCTAATGGGACAACTGTAGTCGATTCCGTAAGGGCAGATTATATAAGTCTATCTGATATGCTAACGGATGTCTTCGGTTATAGCACAGGAACTCTTTTACATGTATTAGACACTTTAAGCGGCAACCGAAATGCCATATTAAAAATGGCATGGGTAAAGCAATGGTACGAGGTTTTGAATTATACGCAGTATTATGCGAGACAAATAATAAATGTTACAGATGACTTTTTTTCAGAAATTCAAACTCAAGCCACAGCATTAACAGTTATATATACTACTAATAATGTCTTAGGGACATTAAATAGAGCTAATGCAAATTACACCAATCCACCTAATCCGCTAATAGATTTATACGTCGCTAATGACTTAAACGAGACAGCGCCATTTTCTACACCACAGGAAGTTTATGACTACACAGAACTAACTTTTAGCGGTCAGGCATCCGGCGCGGACTGGGAGACAGTTACAGACGTAAGGAGTTATATTGTTGCTAGCCATGCGGGCATGAATATAGAATTACCAGTTACAGGAGCTGAAACAAAATACACGTCAGGTATATCAAGGACTAGAATTAGATTTAAAGTAACAGACAATAAAAGAGCCTTATCTCCTAATACATATATTTCAGTACTTAAACAATATTTATTTTTAATAGAGTCGGCAACTAATACATTTAATGATTTCAATATTGGTTTAAATGAGCGAGAGACAAACCTTTTCACACTGAGTCCAGATGGTAGCGATTATTACTATCTTGAGCAAACTACACAGCCAGATTTTACTCTTTTCACAGTTCCGCCTTATCCGGCTACAGATGGAACTACAGAGAATAACGGCGAAGGTTATAGACAATTCTCGTTGAATGAAAATACTAATGTTACAACTCCGGTACTTGGAAGTAATTTTACAGATATATTAATAGAGGCTAATAATTCAGACGGAACATCATTTGAATATTATAGTCCATAAGTTGACAATCCCTAAAAAGTAAAAAAAAATGGTACACTATGAGTTTTAAAAAACAATTATGGATAAACACGGACACAAGACAATTAGTTCAAGGTTTTTTACAGAGTTTAGCCGAAACAAACATAACTTTTACACAGGGTGACACAGTACCATTAAACATATATTTACTTAAGCAGCTAACAAACAATCAAGGCCGCCCATTTCAAAATATTGAGCTCACAAATGAAACTTTAAAGGTGGCATTGGGACGACTTGACGAAAAAGCCACAGGGGGAACTTTTACGCTTTCCTTTGATGGAGATGACACAGGCGCATTACCTTATAATGATTCATCATCTAATATTGATACCGCCTTAAATGCGTTAACGTCTGTTATTGCAGCCGGTGGCGTTATTGTCTCTGGTGATGATTCCGGACCATGGACAGTTACTTTTAATAACGATGGGGCGCGGTCTTCAATTATGGCTGATGCCGCTTCAGTTACTCCGTTATCTGATTTAATAGTGACAACGGTTACGGAGGGAGACGGCAGTACTCAAGAAGTCCAGGTACTTAAGTTAAAAGAATCTCCTGTAGCGGTACAATCCACCTTTACAATAATCGCATCTCCAACAATTGCAGTTACAGAAGTGATAGAAGGTGCTTCGGGTATTAATGAAATCCAGAAAGTGAAGATTGATCAAGTTTGTCAAGACGGTAGTTTTACATTGAGTTTTGATAGTTCCTCAGCTGTTATAAATTACGGCTCAAGAGCTGACCAAGTAGTTACCGCTCTTGAATCTACAGCGGGGATATCTTCAGGAGATGTCGCAGTTCAAAAGCTTTCTGACATTGAATATAATATCACTTTTACCGGATCACTTGCAGGAGCACCGCAAAGCTTAATTATTGCAGACTCTTCTGGCTTAATTGGTTTTTCAGGTTTTGAGGCAGATTTGAATCTCGGTAGTTATGCCGTTGAGCAATTATTAAACGGACTAGATCAAAATGAAGAAGCTGTCTTTGAGGTTGAATTAAATTTATCGGGTGATAAAACAACAGTTTTAAAAATACCTGCAATCTTACAAAATGATCTAATCGACGAAAGTGTAACGACTCCACCTAATAACGGTATAGACTGGGACGCACTATTAGCCGAAAAGGTTACCGGGCCAGCTTCAGCCGTTGAGGATAATTTATTATTATTTGATGGGACAACGGGCAAGCTTGTTAAAGATAGCGGCGTAAATATAACAACTTTTACTGATTCATTAGCCGAAAAGGTTACCGGGCCAGCTTCGGCAATTGATGGCAATATTTCAACTTTTGACGCTACGACAGGTAAACTAATAGAAGATAGTGGTGTAAATATATCGGCGGTCAATGCTAATACTGCCAAGGTTACTAATGCAACCCACAGTGGCGACGCTAGTGGAGATACTACTTTAACACTTGCTACAGTTAACGCCAATGTGGGCAGCTTTACAAATTCTAATATCACAGTTAATGCAAAGGGTTTAATCACCTCCGCGTCGAATGGAACAAGTGGGGCTATATCAATCGCAACTTACCAAGACCAAAAAGCAAGTGGCACGGCGGGCGGGTCAAGCGTTACAGGAGTACAGACCAGAACCATAAATACTGAAGTTTCTGACGTTGACAATATAGCTACTTTGTCAGCCAATGCTATTACGCCAATTGCGGGTAGGTATTTAGTAATTGCCACATCACCAGCTAACCGCTCAAATGATCATAGAATTTATTTACATGACGGCACAAGCAATGTTTTACAGGGTGTTAATGCTTATAATGGAGGCGGTTATATTGTACAGACGTCTAGTACAATATGGGGATATATAAGTACGGCAGGTTCAACGGCTTACACAATAGAACATGAAATAAATAGATATCAAGCAACTAATGGCCTTGGGCAGGCTGTAACCGATGGAAATTCTGAAATATACACTCAGGTAACTTTAATTAGATTAGGAGATCAATAAAATGTGGCTTTATTTTACTAGGTCGAACGGAGACATTGATAGTATGCCAAATAGAGACGATTTAAAGACTTTAAAACAGAGAAAAGACTTTATCGGGGATGATGCAGAGAAGTTTAGTGTTCAAGAATCCGTAATAAACCCAATTTGGGACGGATCAAAATATATTAAAGACATAAATAATAAAGACTTAGAGAAAAAAGAGCTAAAGAGGATTAGAGAAGAATCTCTCAGTAATTGCACGGTTGAATTAAATGGTAATGTATATCAGACCCGGCCAAGTGATGAACCTAATTTCAGATTACGGATAGCAGGCCTAGAATCAGGGCAAGAAACAAAGTGGATTTTAGAAAATGATGAAACTGTTACTGTCTCAAAGGAAGAACTTGAAGAGGTTTTTAACTTAGGTCTTTTGGCTAATGGTGCTATATGGGACGACTATATGCAAAAAAAAGAACAGTTATGAGTGATCAAGAATTGATTCAATGGTTTGTTAATCTGTCGATATACCCGGCACTTTCTGAGGCTATCGGCGAATATAACCCGTCACTAGATTATGCCGGACCGGAGAACAACAAAACCTTATCCCTATTTATACCGCGTACTCTATACGGTATAGATTGCAATCTTGCTTTTTATCACCATGATGGACTTTATGAGATTGGAGGGACGTCAAAGGACCGTTTTAAATCTGATATTGCAATGTTGGCGACTGCTTTGTTTATCATCGAGCAAACGCCGGACAGATGGTTTCTTTGGGGCGGTAACTGGGCAAGACGGCATTTAGCGCGGGTAAGATTAATTAAATACTTTGAGTCAGTCAGGGCAGGCGGTAAAGACTCATTTAACTTTGAAAAATATAAAGTTTAAAGTAGTGTACATTTAGGTTGTTTTTTGTATATAGCTTTTTTTAACTTTTAATAATAACTTAACAAGGTCAGTCAATGAAAGAATTTATAGTCCCCGGATGTTTAGCAATTTTCACTCTATTCATTGGTTGGATTGGACGTATTAAAGCAAAGTCAGATAAAGCAGACGTGGAAAAAATCGTGAAAGATGAATTAATTTCAACTAATAAAGAGATTGAAGAACTTAAAAAGAAGCAAGAGTTTTTCAAAAATGCCATTCAAGAAATAACAAGATACAACGAACTGGCCGCGGAAAAATCAAAGAATACGAGAAAGAATATTCAAGAAACTTTAGACCGCCAAGAGAAAGACTTTAAAGACTTTGCAGAAGAACAAAGGCTGCACAATGAAAAGATGTTTAAAAAGGTCGGGGAGATCATAACAAAGCAAGCCGTTATGGATGCAACGCATCAATGAAGATTCTCTTCTTATCCTTGGTTATATTCCTTTCCTCTTGTACGATGACTGTAAAAAGCCCCGCGACTCAAATAGAGTATACAGGGGCTATATCAGAAAAGGGCATTTCAATCACTGCCGTTCCGCCGTTCTGGAAGTGGGCTGTTGACCTTTATAGTCACCTCTCTCAATAGCTGCAAACAAAGCCTGAACTATCGCGCTACAGTCGGCCCATTCCTTTTTAATCTTTTTATACTCCGCTTCAGTCACTTTTCCATCAAGTAAGCTTTCAGCTAAGACATTCATTAACTCTGTGAATTCTTTCAGTAATGCCGGGATAACAGTGAAATCAGAAGCGCCTAATCTCTTCACGTCCCGGAAGAAAAAACCGTCTTGACTTGCTGCCAGGTATTGTATAATCCTGTCGCCGTCTTCAGCATTCATGAAACCGATTACCTTGTCAAGCATAGAGTGTTTTGCCCGTCCGTCAATTTCGCGAACTACGGTATTTCTATGACAACCTATATTAAACGCGATCTCTTTTATATTGCGCTCTGACGTTTCTTTTAATAGCTTCTGGTGTTCTTTATTCATTTTACATGATCCTTTATAATTAATCCCGCGGCTTCTCTTATCGCCGTAAATACTCTTTCAATCTTTGATACATCTTCTAAGCTTTCACAAAGAAAATACATTCCTTTCCACTCTTCTTTAAACTTCAATTCTCCTATAGAAAGCTTTCTTGCAGATGGGGAAAGGCTGCCGTCTTTTATTTCAATTGTCGCGGTCAGCTTATCCCTTGCTATAATAATATCTACACAGTTTTTTAGCTGGTGGGTGTGCAAAACGCTAAAGCCTAGCTGTCTAAACTTGGCAACGATCTGTTTTTGGTTTCCGTCAACTTTGGCAGCTCTTCTGAAAGTCACTTGTATTATTCTCCTTTTTAGCTATATTGCAGTATAAATTTGTTCCCTGCCCCGCGGCCTTCTCTCCCTATCTCCTGCCGCGGGGTTCCTTTTTTATTAGATTCTACTTTAAAATGGTATTTCTGACTCTGGAACTTCTGTTAAATTTCCGGGCATTGGTGGCGGCTCGAAGGCTGGCGCGGGTTGCTGTTGAGGCTGGCTGTTTTGAGGCTCCCATGTATCAAGCTCGGCGTATACCTTACCAGACTGCCCACGCTTAACACTGACATTTACCCAACCGTTTTTATTGTGAGTATCAAGCCAGGCTTTAATCTCGTCAACTTTAAAAGATAATGAGCACAGTACAAAGTCCGGCGCGCGGTCGTTTCTCTTGGCTATTAATCCATCTACAAATATTTTATCGTTGTTCATTTTATGCCATCCTTACAATTTTATTTCTTAGTTGTTCGTTTTCTCTTCTTAGATCTTCATAACCGTTTTCTTTAAGATCCTTTAACTCTTCTTCAAGACGTTTATTAATGCCGTCAATTTGCTCAATGCTTACAAGCAAGCCCTTAACGTATTGGTAGGATTGAGAATTATTATACCACTCCGATAAAGAATCGTTCGCGGATTGGTAAGATTCTTTCACTTCCTTAATCTCTTCTTTATGCTCAATCTTTAATTTAGATATTTTTTTGAGGTTGTTATTTACTGCATCATAATATCCTATGGTTTGGATAAGTAGATCAACCTTATTAAGCTTTGAGAGCATCATTATTTCGTCTTCTCTTGTTCTCATTTTTCTAACTCCTTTACTAGTTCATTTATATAATTTTGACACATTGCAACGCGTTCTTTAACCTTGTCAATAACTGCCGTATCACGCTCAATATGAAAAAGTTTGTATTTATATTTTGTGTCTATGTTTCTGTAAGTCATATACTTTCGGACCTCATGAAAAACGGCGCTTCCTTCTTCGCTCTTGTAATCAATGCCGGAATGATAACATTGGCTTTTAGCTTCACGCTCGATTAGGTGAAAAGGCGCATCCATGAGAGTGTAAGCAAGTGTAGCTTTAGGCTTATCGTACAACTCCATATAACATTGTAACTGGTAGTAGTAATCCTTGTTTTTAATCCCATAATCATAAAGTGGGAAGGTGTCGAAATCCCAAGAATTCTTAATATCAATAATTGTGTCACTGGTGACAATATCAGCGGTTCCGGTTAAAAAATCATTCTCTTTATATTCTTGGCACTTTTCCCAGTTTTCCAATAGTATTTGATTCAAAAATTCTATGCTTTGGTTTTCGCAAAAATTCCCTTTATCCGTATACTTAGACCGGAATTCTTTACGCCGCTTATAGATCTTCTCTTTTCGCCATTTTTGGCAGAATGTCTTAAGTCCTGCGGGTAATGGCGGATTGTTCAAAATTCCTATAAGCTTGTCATTCTCCGCAGCTTGTAAGGCGGTTAATTCTTTACCCGCTTTGACTTTATCCTGGAAGGTTTTAAGCTTCTTTTGTTGAGGCTCAGAAAGCCCCACATTTCCGGCCATGATGGAACCACAGGCTGAAGCCCTAATTTTAAAAGTCTTCATTTACTCAACTCCGTTAGTTCTTTTTTACGCTGTTCATAGGCGGCGACAATAACCGGATCACTTTTATATAGTGCGAATGAATCCGCTTTAGCTTTCTTCTCTTCGAGCTTCTGGAGATTATCGGCAAGTTTAAAAGCGCTTATGATTTGTTGCGGCTTTGGTGCTTGGGGCGGTTGCGGCTTTGTCGGTGCTGTATAATTCGGCTTCTTTGGAGTGCTTGCCGCTTGCCCGTCATCGTCTTCAGAGGGAATTCCGAGTATAGATTGATAAGCATAACGGCGGGCGTACGTAATCGCCGACCCCATGCCTTGTGGATCAAGCTTTGCACACTTCAAAAGTAAAGTATCTTCAATCCACTGTCCGCTATTGTGCATTAATAGCGTTGTAACTCCGGCTTGCGTCTCGTTAGTTACGGGAAACTGTGAAACACTTAAACCGTTATTCATTAACGCGTCTTTAGCACAATGTATTACTTCTTCAAGATTGGCGTATTTGGACTTAAAATACGGGTTAGCCGCTTTTTTCTTTGCTCCGCTCATTTCAGACTGCGCCTTACATAATGCCCCGGCTAAGTCCTTAATGTCTTCTGATTTATTCATTTACTTCACCCCTTTGTATTTGTTTGGAAATTCGGACTTTACCAAGTCTTTAACTATCCGGCTAATCGGTCGGCCAGTAAAGCCTTTGGCAGCGACTAGCACGTCATAGGTGAAACTATCTATCTTAATAGATTTATATTCTTTCATACATCCTCTGTTTTTGGTTAATGTTACGAGGTTATTATATTGCCGTTGTGGAGGTATTGCAAGTCCATTAAACACTAAATTCAAAATAAATGTAGAAAAAAGTAGAATACACTTGCAAAGGTAGAACTCCACACTTATACTACCTACATAACCAAAACGGAGAATGAAGAAAATGAATAACCTGAACTATAGAATTGAAATTCAAAAAACACTTATTCAAACACTTAAAGATAATATAGAATTTGCAATGAGTCGCTTAGAGAACCCAAGAAGCAGAAAATCAAAATGGGAGAATGCAATATTAGCAAATAAAGAAGCTATAAAGTCAGCAGAACAAGTACTATCTAAACTAATCTAAAGCCCTTCGGGGCAAAAACGGAGAATGAAGAAATGAACATTGAACAAGCAATAGAATCAATACAGGAGCTGCAAAAAAAAGACGGCTCAAAATATGAGCAAGATCTTTTAGGAATGGCGGAGGCTGCTTTAGTTGACCTTGTCAATTACTATAGCGACGGCCCACAAAGCTTTAACACCGAAATAATGATTAAGGAGTTTACCAAATGACAGCAAACGCGACACGACCAACGAAGACCAAAGCAGGCGGCCCGCACCACTGCAATCAGTTAAAGAACCTGCAAGAGACTCACGCGGCATTAGAAAATAAACACACTATCCTCCAGAGAAGTTTTGACACTAGCTTGAAAAAAATATCTAAAATGGAGAGACATGAGCAATTTTTAAAAACCTCATTAGATAGCTATATTGAAGAGCTTAATATCTCTCATAAAAGGTTTAACGATATAAGATTAGACATTAAATCTTATAAAAAGCTACTCAGTGATCTAGGCGAAGAAGTAAACGCCCTGGAAGAAGACAATAAAGACTTGAATCATATCGGCCAACTTTGGCGAGCTTGCTCCGTCTTTTTAGTTGCCGCTTTGATAGTCGCGGCCGTAATGGTTGGGGGGATAAAATGAGAGAGATTAAGTTTAGAGCGTGGGATTCTGAGCGTAAAAGGATGTGTGTGGATAGAAATTGGGTGGAGTATCAGCATTATAAATGTGGGACGATGAAGGCTATTAATAATAGCAGAAAAGGGGCTACGCAAGATCTTATTATCATGCAATTCACCGGACTGCTCGATAAGAACGGCAAGGATATTTACGAGGGGGATATATTAAAGATGCCTTATTACACTTGTTTACCGCCTGAATATGGTGTTGAAGATGATGAGGGTTTTTATATTGGCGCAGTGAGCTTTATTCCCTCAAAGGGTTTTTGTATCCCGAAATGTTTAAAATATTCAGATGTTGAAGAAGAGAATAAGCTTGTTAAAGTTTGTCGATATTTTCAAATAAGGGCAGGCTTGGAAATCATCGGCAATATTCACGAGAACGGGGAGCTACTAAAATGAACTACCAAGAAGCATGGAACGAGTTGAAAGGAGATCTGGAAAGGATGAAACTTTTGTTTATTGAATTCGGCGGGGGCAAATATCACGAGGGATATATTGAAGCCATTAAAGAAACTGAAGATATTATAAAAACAATTGAAATTAGCCAGGAAGATATATAAATGACAATTAGAGAACATCTAAAAGAGTCAATAAAAATCCAGCGTGAATATCCTAATAAATGTTCATTTTCGGAAATAAAAAAGAGCTGGCCTTTAAGAGAGTCAGTTAAAAAGGTAAAAAAATGAAAACACTACACCTAATACTAAAAAAGAAATGGTTTGACATGATCATTTCAGGCGAAAAAAAAGAAGAGTACCGAGATCTTACTAATCATTGGCGTAGTAGATTATTAGATAATACGGGGAATTATAAAAATTTCGATACAATAACTTTCACCAATGGATATGCTAAGACAGCGCCCCGCTTTATTATTGAGTTTCAAGGGATTTATGAAGGATTTGGTGTTGAGTCTTGGGGAGCAAGTCCAAATAAATCATATTATGTCATCCAGCTTGGTGACATCCTGGCAGTATCAAGAAGTGGAAGAACAAATGACAAATAACCGCGACTTTAAAAATGAATTGGAAATATTTAAAAAATCATTGTCTGAAGTTGTCGAGCTATCAGAAAAGGATTCAGAAACCTTTCCTCTAGAAGAGGTTTACAGCGATTTGACAATGTGCCTGAAAGACCTAATCAAAGAAGATAATCATATTTTAGTAAGACTTAATAAGCGGGGTGCGAAATGAATTATAAAATACAAGAAGTGCTCGAAATGCTTGACTGCGAAGAAAGCATATCAGAAAATACAACCAATGCACTATTTCAGATTGAGCAGAATTATATTGATGATATCGATAATCTAAAATCAAATTTAAGAAGAAAGCATGATATTTTAACAAATAATAATTGTGCAATCACTGATTTTTCGAAAGTCTCAAAGAAGAGAAATGATACTATAAAAGATCTTAAGGAAGAATTAAAAATACTTAAAAAGAAACTTAACAAGCGGGGCGCGGAGTGAAAGCCCCAAGTAATTATTAATTTAGTTTGAACGCTCCAGGTTTTGGGGTATAGTAAAAAGTATATTTAATAGCGGCTCAGCTTTAGGCTTGATCACCTAGGGTTTAAGATTTTCTCATTGTTCTTATGAGCCGCTTCCTTTTCACAATGAGCTAACAATGAGAAGCGCAAGAAAAATACCTGCATTCTCTTTAACGGAGAAATCCAAATGGCAAAACGGTTTATAGATACCGAACTATGGGACAAGACTAAGTTTAATTCTTGCTCTCAAAAGATAAAATTATTAACTATATTCATCACATGTAAAAGCGACCTTATAGGAGTCTTTAAAATGGCCCCTATGCTAATCAATGCTTACATTGGCGATACAGTAACCGAGGAAGAAATACTATCTATTCCTTGCGACATTGTAAAGCTTGAAGATGGTGTTTACTGGCTTGAAAGGTTTTGTGCTTTTCAGTATGGTGAATTGTCAGAGACTTGTCGACCTCACAAAAAATACATTCAAATGCTTAAATCTTCTAATTTGTATGAAAGGGTATCTAAAGGGTATTCAAAGGGTATTAATACCCTACAAGACAAAGAACAAGACAAAGAACAAGACAAAGAACAAGA